TGTTTTTCTAAAACTTTTTGTTGCTGTTCTGCGATCTGCACATTAAATTTTGTAACTGCTTCCAGATATAGTTTTCTATTGTTGGAAACACGCTCTCTCTGATCTTCTGGAAGATGTGGTTCGGATAGTAGTTTATTTGTTGCTTCTAAACCTAGATGATATTTTCCTGCGTGTGCAGCGGTTGTTGCAACCTCATCCAAAATTCCCCATGTGTATACTCCGGTGTCCACGAAAAGAATGTTGTCTTGTGGCAGAGGAATCTGGAGACCATGCATCGCCATAACGAATGCGCTTCTTGGTCTGTTATGCTTTCTGTATATGCATGACATTTGCCAAAATGGTTCCGATCTTGTCGGTAGGGTATCATATGCCTTCATAAAGGCGTCGATGACATGTTCAAGAGGTTTTTCTTGTAATTCTCTACAAATTCCAACACGCATCCATGAATAGAATACTTCCTCCACCCAACCACCCATTCCGGCCCGCTTTTCATATTCTTGTTCTGCAACATCAAACATGTGAGCATCAAAAGCAGACTGGGCTAAGTAAAACTGGGTTCTTACATTGTCAGGATGTTCTTCAATGTATTTTTTGAGAAACATGTAATCTTTACGATACTTTTCTCTGTCATCGCCGCCAGATTCACGGGATCGACATCCTTCGGTTCTGACTTCCCACCCATAATCGCCTTCAAGCTTTTCAACTTTCATTGGCTGCTCGCAAATAGCATACTCATGCAAAGGCTCTTCATACCACCAAAGCTTTTTGCCAAGATTAAAAATTTGGGCACGATACCACTCAAATGGTCCACGTTTGATCTTAACAACATAACCATCAATAGAATCATCAAATTTTTCTACGGGTAGTTTTCCATTGATAAAATCATCCGCGTCGATCATCAATGCCTCATCCGCGTCGATCATCAATGCCCATTTGGTTTTTCCATGACAAGCCTTAAGCGCCAAGGTTCTATTGTGTCCAAAGTGTTTCCACTCATGGTCTAAAATTTCTCCCGGAATACCTTTCTTTTCAAAGAAGTTTTTGATTACTTCTTTTGTGTTGTCCGTGGATCCGGTATCACAAATTACGTAGTAATCAATAAACGGGGCGACTGATTCGAGGCATCTTTCGATGTTTGGAGCCTCGTTCTTCACGATCATGCTCAAAGTTAAATTGTACATTTGCTTCCTTATGAATTAAAAAATTTACGCAGTGTACCGGGATTAAATTTTGGAATCAATTCCCAGTTTTCTTTTTCACCATACTTAATAATTTTAATGCCGTTGATTGGCATCTTGTCTTCTATTTTTTTCTTATCAACTACCTCAAGGAGATCCCAATCCTCTAAAAGCTTTACGATGGCATTTCTTCTTTTTATGTCTTCTTCGGAGACATTTGATGGCAATCCATCCAGAGAAAAAAGTTCCTTGAAGTGTGCAATTATATAAACATCATTTTTATGGATCAAATGGCAGGACTGGTACAGGATGTTTTTACCTTTAGGCGAAACACCTATTCTTGAAAGGGTTTCTTTAATTACCATGTAATCTTCATCATCAAGAAGATTAATATGTACGCCTACGTTATTAAAAATTTTATCAGAAACATCCGACATAGCACAGTCCTTATATTATTTTGTTCCACCTGTGTCCATGGATTTTTTAATTGCTTCAATATCTTCTGGACGCAATATATTTAGGACTTCTCTAGCCTTCTGTTCTGTATATCCATAAGCCTGTTTTATAAGGTCTACATTGCTATCTGCTTCTTTTTTGACCCAAGGAGAAAACCGCTTATTCTTTCTTATTGAAAGCCTATAAAAATCAAACTGCAGCTTCTTATCAAGAGTCCAATTGCAGTTGACGACATTTGCGTGAAATATGGTATCTGAAAAAAACGAAAAACATCGATTTACAATATATGGTGGATAGACCTTTTCTGCCTTTTCATCGTTGTCCATCAAGGCTTTTTTATTGTAATTGATGCTGTTGAGATAATCTTTGAGTTCCATCAGTTAAACTCACAGTCCATCATAATTTGAACAATCATGGCCATCGTATTGATTTCCTGATCGGCTACAAATGAAGCCTTATACTGATACTCAGCAATAATCAATATTGCCTGTGGGATTGAGCTTGGCTTGAGCACATTATACAACTCATTATACAGCTTTCGGAAAAACTCTGTAGTGTTGAGGTCAATATTTTGCATCGTCCACTTACGGCATGATGCAAAATCCTTGGCCTTCATGTATCCAAGAAGTTCTTTGTATGAGTCGCAGCTACCCTGTGCCAGTATGCCAACATCAATTCTTCCAGAAGAAGAATACCGCTGAAGCTCATTAATAGTGCGGCGAATGTCCGGAAAATGCTTCTTGATGAGATTAACAAGAACTGGAGTGTCATATGAAACCTTTTCAGTAGTTAGGATGTGCTCTACTCGCTTAAGGACACCCATTGCTAGTTGGGACTTTTCCGCCGAGGGAACTGTAAAATCAATTACAGTGCACCGCGAATGCAGTGGATCGATGACCCTGTTTTTGTAGTTGCAGGTCATGATGAATCTGCAGTTTTTAGAAAACTCCTCAATAGCACCACGCAAAGCAGGTTGAACTGAATTTTGGTTGGCGTAGTCAAACTCGTCAAGGATTACCACCTTGAGACCACCATTCAAAGATACAGTTGAACAATAGTTTCGGATCTTGGTGCGAAGTGTGTCAATGCCATTTTCCTCTGAGCAGTTGATTATGATGCTGTCTGCTCCAATGTCATTGGCAAGCGCACGGGCGACCGTAGTCTTTCCCGTACCGGCCTTGCCATACAGCAACATGTTTGGAATGGTTCCTTCCTTGATCATCCCATTAAAAACAATGGAAAGATCTACCGGAAGAATGCAATCCGACAGCGTCTTGGGTCGATACTTTTCGACCCAAAGCAAATTATTGATGTCTGTCACGTTTATCCCCGCTTGATTGCGACGTAATAGGATAGATCAAAGTTCTTATGCGTAAACTTAGAAATAACTGTATCCGTCAATTCCACGGTATACGATCCTGGAATAAACTTAATCTCGGATACGTTGATGGTCCCCTGAAAATCTGGACCGCTGTAGTTCTCGTCCAAAACAATCTCAAAACTGTTGCTTGTGCTCTGGCTTGCATCGTCTACAGTGATGTAGAACCTACCACTTTCACCGATAAGGTTAAAGTCGCTAACCTGAAGAATATTGGCGGCTTTGAGAACTTCATTCAGATCCTTTTCATCAAGATCAAACTTAATTGCCGTTTTAGGCATCTTCACTTCTCTTGTGGGTACAGTAAGAAGTGTTGGCTCTGAATAGAAATACTTCACGCTCGAACGACCGTTGGAAATTACGACATAGGTCTCGTAAAATTCCAGATCTGGATTTGCAAACATGCTGATTACTCCGAGGAATTTGTTTAGATCCCAGATGGGAACAGCAACATCAAAGTCCTCTGCTACGCGAGCCTCGGCATAGATGTTTTTACCGGAGCTCATGGTCTTCAAGGTATTGCCGGGATTGATCAAGATGTTTGAATTGATCGCAGCAAAATTCTTGAGAATGTTATAAGTTTCTTTTGTAAGTCTCATTTTGGTCACAGTGTTCATAATATAAATCTTTCTGTAGATTAGTCAATGTCTTTTCTATACATAGAGTCGTTCAATTTTTGCTTTTGCTCGTGTCTATTTCCACGAATGCTTCTTTTCTGTTGCTTTTTGCTAAACCCCGTTGGCTTGTTCTTACGGCGATTAGTAAACTTTTCAAAACTATCTTCATTCATGATGGTATTATAACCTCAGTATTTTTTAAATCAAGTTTCAATCCACTGATAACCATTGGAATCTTTGTAATAAATGTAAGAGATTCCGCTGTCGGAAATCCAAATTTGATTTTCAATTGGATTGATCGGTGGATTTGCTCCACCATATGGGTTGGAAATATCTGTAATTTTCCAGCTCGTTGGTTGTTGAAGTGGACTAAAATTTGTGCTAACCAGACAGGAATATACTTTTCCTTGATCCAGTACCGCATCCCCTTTTTGATAAAAGATGGGTTGGCCATACTGGTTTTTGGTTTTGTATTTTCCTCTGAACATTTACAAATATTTAGATATTTGCCTTTATCTTTGAAAAATTGTTTTTCTTTTCAAACTGCATGGAAGAATCAAATTTGTCAACCAATGCATCTGCTTTATGGCTAATGATAAAAATTGAACATTTGTTCTTCATCTTGTTCAAGAGCTTCAGGAAAGATTCCGTACCAGAGGCATCCAGAGAGGAATCCAAGATCTCATCAAAGATCAATAGGTTGCAGTTCAGGCTGTTCTTCATCTTGGCAACCTCGCGCCATGTCAACAATATGGCCAGATCGATACGCTGCTTCTCTCCCTCAGAGAAAGAGGAATATGAGAATGCATCTCTGTACCGAGACTTGATTGTTTCCTTGAATTCCTCATCGATGGTGAAGTCAACATAGAGGTTAAGCTTTCCAAGGAACTTGTTGACGAGTCCATTGATGATGGGAACATAATGTTTGATAATGCGGCTTTTAAGACCACCATCCTTGAGGATATCATAGACAACATCGTAGTGAATTTGTTCATTAATAAGGGTCTGTAAGGTATTAGCCAGTTCTTGTTTTTCGGATTCAGATTTACGCAGACTTTCTTCCAAAGAAGATATGTTGCTCGACAATTGCTTGTCTTTCTTTTCTTTCTGCAGTCTCTTTACGTTCTCTTCTCCGTTGCCGATTCTATAATTAATTCCCAAGATATCATTATTCATTGTGTCAATTTCTTCTTTATAGGAATTATATTGACTTTGGGCATCGATAAGTTTTTGGTTTTTGTCTTGGGCAATCTTTATTGCCTTTTGGCATTCCAATAGTTTGGTTTGTTTATCCTGGATATGCTTTTGCTTTTGTTCTATCGGAAGCTCCTGCCCACAGCACTTGCATGTTGCAGATGTCTTCAACGACTCTATTTCTTCCTTCAGTGTGGTTTCAAGTGCCTCTGTCTTGGCCAACATCAAAGGAACATCTTTTAGGGACTGGACAATTTTTTGATGCTTTGATTGTTCTCCTAAAAGTTTTTCCAGTTGTTTGTCAAACTCATTTTTTTCTGATTTGCTGAGTTTAATATTGCCTTCGAATGATTCAATTTTTTCATCAATGGCCTTGATGTCATCAGCATTGTGACTCTTTACCTGCTCAATGAATTGTTTCTGTGCCTTGATCTTTTCATGTGAGATCTTAACCAGAGATTCATTCTCTGCTATACTGACCTTAAGCGACCCCAGCTGCCCTTTGACATATTGATTCATGTCTGCAAGGATATCAAGATCCAGAAGACCTTCTATGATCTTCCTGCGCTCTGCAGGAGTCAATTGCATGAAGGGAATAAAGTTTGACTTGCCAAGAATTACTACTTGTTTGAAAGCAGAATAGTCAAAGCCAAGAATCTGTTCCTCGAACATTTCTTGGTAGTCTTTTGTCTTGGCATTCTGGTCTATCATTTCTCCATTCTTGTGTATTTCAAATATTTTTGGAGAAAGTCCACGGCGAACCAGATAATGCGATCCAGCCTTGTTGAATTCTATCTCAACCACACAGCCCTTTGCGTTTACGCTGTTGACTAGTTGCGGAATGTTGATGGGACGGAATGGCTTACCGAACAATCCAAAGCAAAGGGAATCAAGCAACGCAAAAGACTTTCCGTGTCCATTGGTCCCGGTTACAAGCGTAGTCTTTCGTGTGTTGAGATCTATTTCGGAAAAGTTGTTGCCGAACGATCCGAAGTTTTTGAAGCGAACAGTTAAAAATTCAATCACTCTTCATCCTTTGACAGTGCACTATTATACGCGTCGTCTATTATCTTGGCAAGTATTTGCTTGTCGATTGACTTCTCGTTAATGGTTCCAAGTTCCTCATGTAGTAACTGTAGAGTGTCCTTGTGCACGTCCACCGCAACGAGTTCAGGATTTGCACTAACTTCTTCGGTGACGGCAAGCTCTGCCACGCCCGCTTCATAGAATTTGTCCATGTATTTTTCAAACGGCGCAGCCTTCGTGCGCTTCTTGACAAAGATCTTGACGTAGCAATCCTTGAATACCGAATAGTCCAGCTTTTCTGGTTCGTCTTCATTATAATCAAACGTATAGAAAAGTTTTCTAGGATTTTCGATGAATACAAGTTCTCTAGACGAAAAATCAAATACGTGGAATCCCTTCGGCTCCCAAACATCTGAAAAAGCCATTTGATATTGCGTACCCAAGTAATGGATATTATCACGACTAGACTTAACGTGATAATGACCGGTAAGTACATAATCAAACTTTCCAAAGTGTTTTGCATCATACCCCTGTTCTATAAAAATACCACGAATGCTTTGAAAGCCGCAAAGCTCAAGATGGCTGAGAAGAACGCTGCAAGTTGTCTCAGAAATAAATTTAGCAGCAGCGTCTTCATTTTCCGGATTGATCCATGGAAGCAAAGCAACACAACCAGCTGCGGTATTTATTACCGCAGGTTCCGAATAGATTTCCCAGTTTGCATATTGTGAAACCAATTCATCCAATGAATTTACTCTATTGTTGTTTTTGTAATACGTGTCATGGTTTCCGCAAATAGCTATGCATTTTATTCCCATGTCACGCAGTGGTTCCATGAACCTAGTTCTAACCATATTGAGAGTACGAAAGTTTATATACTTTCTTCTGTCAAAAACATCACCAAGATGAAAAATGGTCTTGATGTTGTTTTCCTTTAAATAGGGAAACAACTGTTCTTCAAAAAACTTTAAAAAGTATTCAAGTACAATCGGGGAGTCTGCCTTATACCCGAAGTGCGTGTCATTTAATATGACTGCTTTCATAGATCAAAAAGCTCTTTTTTGGATCTTCGTTTTCTCTTTATTGGAGATTTGGGAGCACACATTATGTCAAATCTTTCCATATCTGAGTCTGTCAGACCAAAGAAATCTTTTCTTCCAATGTCAACACCAGCATAGATTTCATTAAACCAATTTTGAAAATCTTTGTTGTTCTGCTGTTCTGCAAACTTATACTGAGTATACTTTTCTTTTTTTTCCTTGTTTATTATCCTTACAAAAGAAAACCAGCATATTTGGGTTAGGTACCCAAACGGGCTGGTTGACTTCTTTGGATCAAAGTTGTCGATGTATGTTATGCAGTTTAACACTGCATCAGACACCATCTCTTCTCTGTAAGGATAATTTGCAAAATTTGGTCTGTATGAAAGTCTAGTAGCTATCTTTAATATGCATTCTCCCAGATAATCCGTTACTTTTGGCTTCTTTCTTCCGGAATTCTCTGCTTCCTTGCACTTTTTTCGATATTCTACTAAAGCATCATACAGAGCTTGATTGTCTACGTAATCAGCATCAGATGGCTTTGATTTCTTCTTTTTTGGCTTTTTCACAATATTATTATATCACTTTAATTATCATTGTCAAGACATTCTATCAAATCAATAGTCGGTTTCCAAGATAAAGCAGACTCAATTTTTTTAATATGAGCCTTTGTATCTCTGCATTCTCCCAGTCTGGCTGGCATATGCATGTGTTTTGTAATGTCTGGTTCTATTTTATTTGCTATATCATTTATGCTGTATGACTTTCCGGTACCAACATTAAATACATCTCCACCATATTGGTTTTGCGATAAGCTAAAATAATAATTTGCTTTAACTACATCTAAGACATGCACAAAGTCTCTAGTTTGATTTCCGTCACCGACAATGGTCAGATTTTCTCCTGAGTTTTTTTGTCTCTTAAAAATACCAATTACTGGGGCATACTGCCCTTTTGATGGATTTCGTGGTCCATAAACATTAAAATATCTTAAACAAATTGTTTCCACCGCATATAGTTTACTATACATCCGACAAGAATCTTCGGCGTGAAGTTTACTCAAAGAATATGGGTTCAAACAATCTGGTTGTGCACTTTCAGTCTGTTGTTGGCTTGAGTTACCATATATTGCTGATGTGCTTGACAAAATTAATTTTTTTACTGAATATTTTTTGCACAAAGCCAACATATTCAATGTTCCCATAGAATTAACTTCAAAAGCTTTTTGTGGATCTTCTATGCAATTTTGTATTCTGGCCTCTGCTGCAAAATGCAACACCACATCTGGTTTATGTTTATTAAAAACATCTGAACACATTACATAATCCAATACATCATAATGATGATATGATGCTTTGTTGTTAAAGTAAAAAACATCATGAACATCTGATGATAAATTATCAATCACAACAACGGTATGTCCTTGATTTACAAGATAATCAACAGCATTGGAACCAATAAATCCACAGCCACCAGTAACTAGATATTTCATATAATTTTTTATCTATTATTTATTTTATAATAAACCCAACAAGAACCATCTTGTTCACAATTTTCTAAATTTTCAAGGATGGCTCTTGTAACTGGACCATATCCAATATCATGTCCAGCCAAAATACCACCTTCTTTGATTTTTGGAAGCCATGCTTTTATATCAGCGGTCACACAATCATACGTATGACACGCGTCAATAAATACAAAATCTAAAGAATTGTTTTCATACAATGCGGCTGCTTCGGTTGAAGCCTTTCTTACTGGATTAATTGCATGCGAAACTTTATTGGTATTGCTCAAAAATAAATCAAATAAAGTATCGTTTAATATGGTTGGCTCGTTACGATACTCCGGTGTAGACTCTTTTTCATTTGGATCATTGGTTCCTGACCAAGTATCAACACAGTCAAATTTAATATTTTTTCCAGAATTTATAATTTCTACAGCCATATAAGATGCACTGCGGCCCTTCCATGAACCGACCTCTACAAAATGGCTATTTTCTTTTGCTAAATTTACAATTTTTTTATATAAATTTGGATAATCAAACCAGTTTTCTCCAAATGTACTTTCTTGATAAAAATGATCCATCAAAGTTCCTTTTTTAATATTGCTAAATTCATCCAACCATGTTGTCCTACATTTTTATTTATTTCATATCCTTTATCACTTAAAAACGTATTCAAGTCGGTTTTTAAATGAAGATTTTCAAAATAAATTTTATAAATTTTAAATTTTGTAAAATCAATTGCTTTTATTATGGTATCATCTAACCCTTCACAATCTACAAAAAGAATATCAACAGTATTGATATTGTGTTTTTCTAGCAATTTATTAATAGTTAAACATGGAACTTCTATTTTTTTTATTCCATCTGATGAATACCTATGTTTCAATATATGTTTTGGATCCAGTGATGCAACTTCATATTTTGGGCCGTCGTCAATATGATAATAAAAATTTATTTTATCTACCAAATCATCAGTTATAGCAATATTTTCTATAATTTTATTTTCAATCCAATCATAACAAGCCAGCAACGCTTCATTATGAATGTGCATTGGTTCAACTATTATAAATTTTTTTGGCTGTTTATCAAAAATTAAAGCCGTCAAATCATCGTCTGCTCTGTTTGCACCTATTTGAACTATATTCATTATAGTCTCATTTATTAAATGAATTAATCCAAGAATAAGTTTTTTCTAAACCATGCTTAAGAGGGAGAGTTGGACACCAAGATAATTTTTCTCTCATCAGAGTGTTGTCCGAGTTTCTTCCCCTTACTCCGGTTGGGCCTGGTATATTTTTTACTGTTAGCTTTTTGTCTGCAATTTCCATAACCAGTTCCGCCAAGCCATTTATGGAAATCATTTCCTCAGACCCGATGTTCATCGGGCCCATAAAATCTGATTCCATAAACCGACGAACAGTATCTAAACAGTCATCAATATAGAGGAATGAACGGGTTTGTTTTCCATCTCCCCAAATTTCAATAATACCATCTTCAGAAAAAGCTACTTTTCTGCAGACTGCTGCAGGTGCCTTTTCTTTTCCATTGTTCCATGATCCATATGGTCCAAAAATATTATGGAATCTTCCAATTCTGACTGGAAGCCCGTAGTTTCTGTTATAGGCAAGGTATAAACGTTCGCTGAACAGTTTTTCCCAACCGTATTCACTGTCGGGTGCAGCGGGATAAGCAGAATCTTCAGAGCACTTGGGATTGTCTGGATCCAGTTTTAAATTAATCATTGCCGAGTTATGCATCACGTCTGCATCATGCTCCCCGGTAAAGATGTAACCTGCGCCACCCATGTCGGCTGCAAGTTGATAGACCTCATCAAATGTTTCTGTAATGCTGTCTATGGTAAATGCTCTGGTAACATTATCTGAATTTCTGAGATCTAGTACAAAAAATTCATCAGCATCTGATTTTTTGTATTCGTGTTCTTTAATGTCTACACCACGTACCCAGTAACCTTCTTTTTTGAGTCTAGTTACGAGATGACCGCCAATAAATCCACCTGCACCCAATACTAAAGCTTTTTTCATATTTACCTCTTTATATATTTTTCAAATTTTTGTAAATTATTTTTTACGTATGCTGGAAGATAGTCTAAATCCGTATTGCAAATCAATCTACAATTACTACGGCCTAAAGGATCTTCCATGTTATTTAAACGGTTTTTAATCGTTTCCGAATCCAAATCAGAAAACTCCGTGTGGGCATAATTTTTAATTTTATTGTAAACCACATTTTCATTTCCCAAAAATGAAAAATGCCAGCCAGCATTTTTTACAATATTAAAGCTATGTTTTTTTCTATCTCTAACAATTTCTGTATTTTTTTCAAAAAAAGATTTTTCCAATAAAACGCTACCTAAATTTTTTTCACTATCACTTACAAGTAATGGTGTATTCAAATAATAATAGTGCAAAATATGCTCAAAAGATAAAGGTGTTTGTTTAAAACTTATAGCTTGTTTTACAGATTCGCTAGAAGGTATTTCATCTAAATCAGATACTATTAAGTAATCTTCATCATTAGCCTCTTTTAAGCCTTCCAGGATACACTTTCTTTGCAATCTTTCATTATACCAAGCATCATTATCTACAAAAAGCTCTTTTGGTACAATAACGTGAATTATTTTATGTAAAAAAGGAGCAAATTTAGTTTTATTATTTTCAAAATAAAGTTCTTTATCTTTATTTTGATGTGTTTTTTCTGCTTCGACTAATACAAATTTATCAACAACATCATTTAATTCGTTTAGTCTAATTTCAAGAAGATCCAACTCATTATAAAAAGTAAAACAATCATATATTTTCATTTAATTCTCCCAAACAAATAATACGTCATCCCATCTATTTTTATTTTGCCTCAGATCATATACCTTTGGATAATATTTTTGAAACTTTAAAATATCTGACTCTAAATTTTGAATATCTTCTATAACATAGATTCCACCAGGATTTAGACGATCTTTTAAAAGTTCAAATGCAAAAAACTGATCTTCAATTCTGTGGCTTCCATCATCTATGATTATATCAAATTTCATATCACCTAATTGGGAATTAACATTGTCTGCATCATTAATGTCAGAATAAATTAACTTTACTCCATCTTTTTTGTAAACAATATGAGGTTGGTATTCTATACCTACCAAATTATCTGCATTTACAAAATAATTTTTCCATGTGTATAAACTATAGCCACGGTTTACTCCAACTTCCAAAAGATTTATTTTTTTATCTTTGTACTTTAAAAATAAACTTTCATAAACATCAATGTAGCTGTGGTGAGTTCCTTTATCAGAACCGTGTTGTTCCATTCCCTCTGCTATTGCAAGCTCACAACTATTTTTATATACTTCACTTAATGTATTCATATTACACCTTTATATTTAATATGTGTTTAAACTCTTCTTTTGCCTTTTCTATATTTTTTATTTTTCTAAATTCAGATTGTATTGATGAATTATCTAAAGAATTGCTGATCTCGTATGCTTGAGCTATAGTGTAATCATCACTGAAAATAAAGCAAAATTCAGGTATATCATCAAATCCAAGTCTGTATCTATTTTCTCTACTCATGTATACCGGTATACCACAATCGAGCGCTTTCATGACCGCGTTGCAGCATGAGCCATATTCTTTATGGTGCACTAGAAGTCTGGTATGAGATAATGTACTCCAATCATCTACTATACCATCTGGGGCATCGGGGTGACCGGCAATAACAACCGGGTGTGATTGTCTCAAATTCATCATTTCGTCAAAATATCTTGTTTTATATGATTCCATCAATTGGGTTATATATTTTTTTTCTTTTAACTCTCCCTTTTGCGGAATAAAATAAGTAAGTCGGGTTCCACCATATGATTTTATGTAATCCACGGAACTTATTTTTTTATACTTTTTAAAATCATTCCTTTGAAGTATATGCCATATTACAACTGCACCAAAAATATTTTTGGTTGAATCATATGGTAGGTTTTCTGCTATCGTCGGGTTTATGCTAAAATAATAATCATACCCGACGTGAGTATTGCTATAAGTAAATTTTGTATTTGGAAAAAGAGTTTTTGGATCATACCAATTTTTTCCACATTGAAATTTAAAATCTTTTGAAACAGAACAGTAATCTGCGCCAAGACTATATGTCAACTCTTCAGTGGCTACATCTGTTTCTATTCCAAGAGATTCAAAAAGAGTTTTTGTATACCACAAATAATCGGGATGATGATTGAACAATAATGCTTTCATTACTTCAATTTCCAAAAATCATATATGCCCTTGTCCAACTCATACGAAGACCAAAGTTTTCTTTCTCTCTTTGGTTGAGAATTGGCCCACTTCCACATTTTGGTTAATCCTGTTTTTAAGTCTGTGGAGTTTTTAAAATTTAACAAATTTTTAATTTTTTCATGGGATACCCACGCATCTTTGACTTCGTGCCTTTGCTCCAGATAAACTTTTTTACCACCTCCCATTACTTCAATTAAGGTATCGCACGCTTCATTTATGCTGCAATGGTCATCACTACCAATATTAAAAATTTGTTTGGATGCTTGGGGATCTGTTGCACCTTTCCAAAAATATGGAACACAGTCATCAACATAGCTGAATGCTCTGGTTTGCATGCCGTCTCCGTAAATTGAAAGAGGTATTCCATTCATATGCTGATACATCCATATTCCCAAAACATTTCTATACTTATCCCAAATATTTTGATTCACACCATAAACATTATGTGGTCTGAATATGCACCAATCTAGTTTATGTTGTTCACCTGCAACTTTTAAATCCATTTCACATGCATATTTTGCTATGCCATATGGATCAATAGGCGCCTGTTGATATGATTCGATAAATGGTGGTTTGTTAACACCATATACGGCCATGGTTGATGTAAATACTATTCTTTTTACATCGTGTTTTATTGATTGATTTATCAATCTTGTTGTAGCAATTAAATTGTTTTCATAATTAAATTGCCTTATAAAAGGACTTAGTCCTTCTGCAGCATATGCTGCAAAGTGAAACACATATTGTGGTTTGTTTTTTTCAAAAATTTTTTCTAACTCATCAGAAGAAGCTAGATTTATTTTATGAAGATCTACTCTTGGATCGACATTTTCGGCATACCCCCCGCTCATGTCATCGATTCCAATTATTTTTGCATCAGATGTCTTGAGCATCCAATCTGCTAATCTAGATCCCAACAATCCGGCTACGCCAGTTATCAAAATATTCATAAATCACCTTTATAATTCTACAGTATTTAGCAGGTTAACCAGACTTGAGTGTGTCTCTCTACCATGAAATCCAAAAGTGTTATCTGCATAATTAATTTCATTTTCCACATAAATGGATTCACAAGAAAAGTTTTTAGCTACTTTGTACGGAGCAAATTTAAAATTTAACTCTTCTAGTTTTTTTCTAAAACCAATGCATATCAAAACATCTTCTGGAATATCCTTGTGCTCTTGCAGATACATTTTACCAACCTCTTCTAGCAACCTTTTGCTTCTCATGGTAAATCCACCATTACCTACGTGATATTCCACATTGCTTTCACATAGATTTTTGTGAACCATTGGCCATCTTTTGGTATTAAAAAATAAATGTTGTTTTGGCCAGGGTGCTCCTATATAATCATATTTTAAATAATCGTTGCTCCAAAGTTCAGGATTGTGTACAAACCCATCATCTTGAATTATAAGCACATAATTAGTATTCACATACTTTACCAAGTCTATTAAACAAAATCTGTTATACTCTTCATATGAGAGATTTGGTATTTCTATAAATTTATAAAATTTATCTTTAGACCAATTTTTTGGAGAAAAATACAACACATCTCCAAAATTAATTTTTTTACAAGTATACTTCAATGCCTTTAGGGCATCTGAGTTTTTACCAACTCCATCAATTGTCACGACTGTCACATCATTTAAATTAATCATATTTTGGTAAAATTTTTTCTTCGTAGAGCTTACTATTTGAATCCGTATTTATTTTTTTCTTGGCTAAAAACCTTTTATCATTTGTGATATATACAGACCTAGCCAATTTTACAAACTCTTCTCCAAAATCTTGTTGTTGTTCTAAAACTCTAATTTTATCTTCAATTTCCCAAAGTTCTTTATTAATAACGTAAAGATCTTCTACCAAAGATTGATTTAGTTTTAATTGATCAACAGCTTCAAAAAGGATCGTATACTCTTCTTGAATGTTAAAATACTGTGCACTCATTGGAGTGCAGTGTTTTAATTTTAATTTTAAAATAGTGTATTTGTCGGCTATTTCGCCATTAGAAACTTCAATTTTCATCTTAATTTAAATAACTCCAATTTGGATTTCTATAAACTAGGTTAACGAGACCATAATATGTATGTTGCTCGCTTTCACGTCGCTTTTCATACATAAAAATTTTATCAGTCTTCGCAAACATATCAACCAGATAGCACAATGATGTTTCAACGGTATGTATCTCTACTGCGCGTTCTATTACACCAATCCAATCAAAGAGAGTAAACCCATGCTCCCGGTCCTTTTCAAATGACATGTGGACCAGTTGACTTGCATCGGAGCTGAGTGTCATTGCCCGTGAAACGTGATTTGGGGGTGTACCGTATACCATATTGACCAATGCAAATGGAGTTGAGAGGTCGATTTTGTATGCTTTGATCAAGCGATTTTCTTTTTCGGTATTTCTTTTTATATTTACATTTTTGTGCCAATTTGTTATTGGCATATTCATGTAATAATACTTACTTATCATGACGGAACATCTTTGCAGGTAATAGTTGGCAAAAGATATTGGCAGATATAGATTGTTTCCGTCATTTCTTGTGACGTGAGTTCCATAGAATGATTTCATCGGAAAGTCTTCACTTTCCTTTACCCAAATAAGATTTTCTTTTGGCATTTGCTCTTTTAGCATGTCGTAATACAGATCTATTACAGGATAATAAATCTTATATCCATCTGAGATTAGTTTGTCGACAATTGGTTGAAGCCAAATAATATCTCCAAGACCGCAGGGCTGATATATTAAACAATTTTTCATAGTAAGTTTGTAATCTTTTCGTATATAAAATCGTCTGCAGACATGTGCTTCATGCACAAATCATAATTTTCTTTTATTGCGTCTATTTTTTCATAATAAAGTTCTGAAGTCAATAAATTAAAATCAAAGTTTTCTTCTAGTATCAATACACCATCTGGATTAAACATCTTTGGAAGATCTGGTGTTCCGTGGTATACCGGTATTGTTCCTGTTGCAAAACAATCCATTAATTTTTCAGTATAGTAATTGGAGTACTTTTCATTTTCAATTGTTATTGAAAAATAATAATCATTCAATACGTCTTCTTTTACTTTAAAAGGATTGAATGATCTTCCGTAGTAATCAATATTGTAATTTGATTCTTTGAACTTCTCCATCATTTTGTTTCTGAACTCATGGCCTTTGCAAAAACTTTTACCGGAAGATACCATAGAAATTAATTTTGTCTTGTTATGGATTCCCCTATTTTTTATCCATGTCATATTTGCTGCTGGAGGACAATACTCAAAGCAATCATCCAAATCAACTACCTCGGTGACGTGGGTAAATATTTTTTTATATATTTTTTTTAATTCACTGTAATTTGTTTTTACAAATTCTAGTTGGTTTGGGGTTATTCCACGAGATTCACAAAGCCATAAAAATTTATTTTGACAACGACTTTGCATACCACCGAGGATATTATAATCAAGATATACTTCTATATTGCTGGAGCAAGGTCTGTCAAATACCCAGGTAAAATTACTAGGTGGTATTCCCATACATGAAGTAACATCATGAGCAAATGGACTTCCAAATGCTGAAAGCTCATTCACTCGCATACAGTCCACCCATCACAATATATGTCAGACCAATTTTTTGGCATTTCTGGTGACTCGCCAAACCATGTGGCGGGAGCTACTACTTTTTTGCTTTCCGACAACCAAGCACCCCACCAACTAAAACTGCTATTTGCAATTACGTGATAATTACACAAAGTCATCAGACACATATCGATGTACTGATCGTTTGTATCAGTGAGGAAGTATTTTCTGTTCAATCCATCAAAAATTTCTTTTGCAAGATTTGGTTCATCGCTGAATGCAACAATCAAAAGGTCCTCTGGAACTTCTTTGAGGGCATTTTTGTAATATTCGATACCACAGACGGGATGTTTACCTACTAGATTTTTATAATCTCCAAGTCTTAAGTGTATGGAAATTACGGGCTCTTTTGTGATAGATCTTATGTCTTGTGCCTTATTTTGGATGTTATCCGAAAACGTAAACTCTTTTAGTAGAGCTTGTCGATAGTCTTTAAAATATTTTTCACTTTGAAAATATCCAACAACATCTGTGTTATCGGGTATTCCAAATATACCAGCATTGTATGTAAATACTTTTTCTTGTGCAGAATGAATATTTCTGACATTAGAACTGTCTTTTGCAGACAAATTGGGAAAACATTCATTTAAACAAAAATTTTGGTAAGGGTTATCTGATTTTACTTGATATGGAACACCAAAATCATATTTCCTTGTTTTTGCAATCGCATATAACGTTGCATATTGGAACATCTGATTTCCCATTCTGCCATATCTACCCATTAAATTAAATGTTATCATGATGGAAAAATTGTAAATGTATTTGCGAGAGGCTTGTCAGTCAAATTTTGCCATTTATTGGCACTTTCTCTATCGTTTGATTGGTATATGACAGGTTTATTTGGTGTATAAACTCTGTGTTTGTGTTGTATGTTTGCTGTACCAATATCCCATGGTTTTTTAAGTTGATATAAACACATTTTTCCTACATCGGACATGGCTTTTCTAAATTCTTTTGTTACATACAAAATTGCATGAGCCGCCAAAATACCAGATATTCTCAAGTAGTCTGGGCTTTTTTTGCATGTTTGGTAATATCTGTTACCATGAGAAATACCCAGATAGATTGCATCAGAATCGTCTGGAAGTTCAATTACTGGGTTAAAATCTTCAGCAAACTCTATGTCATCTTCCAAAATAAGAAGAGGAGTATCATAGTTTTGATCATCCAAAATGTCAATATGAGATTGACCACACCCCATAAAATGGGCAATGGAAGGATCTGTTCCTTCAGGTGGTGGAATAATCAATCCGGATTTTCTATGTGTATTTTTAAATCCAAATTTTTTAAATCGTTCTTCCATTGTCTGTGCATTTTTGGTCGCGGAGTCCAAATTTATCCAGACAACAGGTATTTCACGCAAATCAATTATCATCGTCAATAGACCTCACAGTTATTATAGTTTATTAAAAAATAAAGTCAAATATATTTATTTGACATTATCTAAAGTATACTATAGAGTAATCTATAAAAGATGAATCTAGAGAACCTTAAAGAACTTATTACTAAAGACTCTCAAATAGACTCTACAGAGTTAGGTGTTGAGTCTCTTAAGATACCTCAAATACACTCGAAGTATCTTACAATTTTATCAGATGTCAAATTACTTTTGACAAAACAACAGCACGACTTGGCAATTTTAAAATTGCGCAAGTGGAAAATTTATACGGGGAAAGCCTCCAAGGAAGAACTTGACAGTTGGGAAGAAGAACCCTCAGATCTCACTTTGTTGAAAAGTGATGTTGAGCAATTTGTAGAAGCTGACCCAAAAGTAATTGAACTTAAATCAAAAATTGCTGTCAGTGAAGTAAAACTCAAAATGGTAGAGGAGTTTTTACGATCACTCAACAATAGAAATTTTAACATAAAGTCTGCTATTGAGTGGCATAAAATGATGAACGGTGTGGTCTAAATATTATGTGGATATTGAAGTTGAATCTAATGATGAAGTTCGTTACTACATCAAAACAGACAATGCAATAAAGAAAGAACTAAGGGACTATTTTTCCTTTATGGTTCCAGGTGCCCAATATATGCCCATGTTCAAGAGAAGAATATGGGATGGTAAAATTCGTCTGTATGATATTCTTACATCCACACTTCCTCGGGGTCTAAAAACTTATTTAAAAAAGTTTGCTGACGAAAGAAAATACTCTGTCGCTTTTAAAGAAAGCAAAAAAGACATATGCATAGCACCGGAGGATCTGAACACATTCTACAAGAAACTGAATGTAACAGTAAAAAAGAACAGCATAGAGATGCATCCACACCAGTCACAAGCGATCATGCACGCTATAAACAATCACCGGTGCGTGATTATATCCCCGACAGGATCTGGAAAAAGTTTAATAATATACGTATTGCTCCGTTTTGTGCTATCCGTAATAAAGCCAGACAAAAAGATATTAATTCTTGTCCCGACAGTTGGTCTGGTAAATCAGATGGAATCTGACTTCTTTGATTATTCAAAGAATGATCCCAAATGGAATTGCAGGAAATTTGTACACAAAATCAGTGCTGGAGCCGAAAAAGAAACAAACAAGCAAATAATTGTTTCTACGTGGCAATCAGTTTATAAACTTCCCAGAGAGTGGTTTGATCAATTTGATGCAGTAATCTTTGATGAATGTCATCAAGCCAAAGCTGAGTCTATAAACATGATCGGTCAAAAAATGTCTAAGGCTTGGTTTCGCATTGGCACAACTGGAACACTGGATCAAGCGCAGGCACACCGTCTAAGCATTGAAGGTATCCTGGGTCCAGCAATACAGTTCATACAGACCAAGAATCTCATGAACAAGGGGTTGCTTGCCACGCTTGGCATTGACGCTATACTACTGAAGTATACTGAAACAGAAAAAGAATTGCTTAAAAAGCAAAAATATCCAGATGAAATCAAGTGGCTAATAAGTAATAATAGGCGCAATGAGTTCATCCGAGACCTCGCACTCAACACCAAGGGAAATACCCTCGTCCTCTTCAACTACGTCGAAGGACAGGGGAAGCCCCTGCATGCTCTCATTAAGGCAGCGGCTGGCGATAGAAAAGTATATCTCATCTACGGAAAAACGGATGCAGACGCAAGAGAATATATCCGTCGCGTCATCGACACGGAAAAAGATGCAATCCTTGTGGCCAGCTATGGGACTACTAGTGCTGGGATCAACATTGTTAATCTTGACAATATTATTTTTGCATCACCTACTAAATCCGTAATCCGTTTGCTGCAAAGCATCGGTAGAGGCTTGCGTGTATCTGCAAAAAAGAAAACCCTAAAGGTTTTTGACATCGTTGATGATCTTTGCAGCAAGTCATACAAAAATCACGTCTTCAAACATTTTGAAGAAAGAGTGAAGATATACAAAAAAGAAAAGTTTGATTACAAGATAGTGTCTATGGAACTGCCAAAAGATAAATAATAGGGAAGGGAGGACATACATATGTCCGATTCACTTCCTGAGAATTCATTCTCGGGCGTACTTAGAGTTGTAAAGCTTATCACCGGTGAAGAACTCATTGGAATGGTATGCGAAGCAATGCCCGACAAAATAACAATCAAACTGCCTGCAAAGATGGAACTTTACAACAGTAAAGATCCCGATGGTAATATTGTTGAATATGTTAAATTAACAAATTATCTGTCAAGCATAAAAGGATACGAAATTTCAATTTCAAGAACAGCAATTCTTTATATTGGCCAACCAGCATTAGATCTTGAAAAGATGTATGAAATTTATTTTATGGCCATGCAAAACGATCCATCGACAATTATAAGTTCAATGCCAGAAGGACACGAATCCGTAGAAAGCGGATTAAAACTTTTAAATGATCTTTTCAATAATGAAGATTTTGTTGATTTTGTAAATGAACTTATTGAAAATTTTGAAGGCGTAGAAATTTTAACCGAATTGGAAGATGATGGGGAGGAAAACGAGTCAGATTCGTTTATAGAGCCTCTTGCTGAAGAGGAGCCCGAACCCAAGCCAGCCAAAAGAAAGCGCAATAAAGCCAAACCAGAGGGCAGGAAACTGCCTTATAAACCAGACAGCCCCCCGGAGGATCCGGAGAGCTGGTCTGATAATCCTGAAGACTATATTTAACCGTAAGAGGCACCCAAGGAACTTGGTGCATCTGGTTCAAGTTCATAGTACGAATATTTAAAAACGCAGGTGGCTTTTAATATTGGGGCGTCTCCAACGTCAGCCTGGAATACCAATCCAGATAATCTTACCGGAATAATATTATTAAATTGTACAGTAAGGACCGGGTTTGGAGTATCACAACCAATTGTTGGATGCAATATCAAAGAAGCAGTATGGTGCCAGTATCGATATTGCAGATCATAGTCATCTGCATTTTGAATATTTGTTATGTCACGAATCCACGAATAAATGCTCTTCCAGTTTGCCAAATTGCTGTCAACCAAAAATTCAACATTTAATTGTTCAAACTGTACGGTCATGGTTGGAACGGGAATAGTGGTTCCCAATATTGTTGGTTGGGCTTGTTCTGGAACGGTAAGTCCCGGAAGATTTGCCTTCTGAACCATTAGTTCCAATTTGTCCGTTCCACGGTCAATTATGAAACTAAAATAATTTCCGTAAAGGTTATTGATGTTATCTTGGCAGGGATTGCTGGACATAAAAATATTTATGGTAAAATGAAAGACCTCCCGATTTCTCGGGAGGTCTTCGTGTTCTTACACACGGTCACCTATTAGATGGTGTTGCCGTGGAGGTGTGTTACTTGAGTGATACGGTAGTATTGGTTCAAGCCTTGGGTGAGAGCTTCACCGTCTGGTGTTGTACCGTTGAGGACGTATGGGTTAGCCACAACGCCGTAACGGGTCTTGAATGCAATACGTGGTTGGAACGTATTTGGATCTACTGCACAGGAGCAATTGCTGGGCTGAGGCTCATGAAGCCAGACATGGCGAGGGCTGCTGCGGTATCGCTATCGCAGATGATGAAGTTGCCCTTACCACGGCGGGTTTCCTTGGCGATTGCGTTGCACTCACGCTCGATTTGGAAGGTGAGGCCACGGAAGCGCTCGGCAGACCAACGACCGTCAGAGTCTTGGTCAAGATCGTAGACGCCACCAGCAGCGGTGGAAAGGTCGCCTTGGACCGAACCTCTGCGAGCAACGTAGTAGATGGTACGAACGATCTCGCGGTTGATTTCAGCAAGAATTTCTGTGCTGAGGAGGTTTGCGAGTTCGGCTTCGGCATCCAATCCGTGAACTGCCTTGAGGTCTTGTGCCAATTCGACGGTGTAGTTGCTGGACAGAGCACGTGTACGAGCTTGGACGGCAACGCGGTCGATGGAGAAAGCCATTTGGTTGAAGGTTGTTGGCGAACCAAGAGCTTCACCTGTGCTTGTCAACAGGCCACGGAATGTGCTGAAGTTAGCGGCACCACCTGCACGGAGCAAGAATGGGTTTCCGCTTGTACCACCGCAAGATCCGCAGAGACCGTATTGGCCATTGGAGCCCTTATCAGCAGCAGCCAATGTGTATCCAGAGCCACCGTATTGTGGTTGAGCTTCTTGGAACATAGCTTCGCGGTAGTTAGCGGTGCTACCGTAGGTGTTGCCACCGTAGTTAGCGCGCATTGCGAAGATGAGGCCGGTTGGGGCTGTCATTGGTTGAACGCCGCAGATGTCGTAGGCCATGAGGTTTGGCATGGAACGACGAACGAGGCTGATGAGAACAGGATCATAGCCAGAAACTGCACCGGTGTTGGTGAAGCTTGTAGGCATGCCCAAGTTGTTCGAAGACATGTCTTCGGTCAGGTGTTGGGCGCGGATGGCTTGTTCTTGGTTTTCAAGAAGGACGGCTGTGACCTTCTTACGGTAGTCATCAGAGATGCTTGGAAGAGCACCGTGATCAAGCACGGGATTCCACTTCTCTGTTAAGATATCATATGGTGTGTTGTCTTGAAAGTTCATTTGAGTAAAATCTCCTAAGTAAAATTATTTATAATTTTGTTAAATTATATCTTTTTGTTAAGTTTTGCGATTGCGCTGACGTAGGTATCAACGCTTGTGTTTTCTACGTTTTTAACTGGCGAAAAGGTCATTTCCTCATTGATTTGTTGAGGAGCTGGTCTGTTGTATTGAGCTTGCGAATTCAAGTAATTGTTTTTGATGGCATACAATTTTTGTTGATATTCTTCAACTGAATTGAAAGTTACGTTTTCCATCAAAGATTGAAGCTTGGAAACTTGGGTATCGGCTAAATCGCGGCTCTCGGAAACGAAGACCGTGGCGCACTCGTTGAGCATGAGTTCCTTCTTGAGGTTCATGTTTTCATTGATTGTGCCGTTTAGGCTTTGTTCCAAAGCTCTGTTTTGGGCATAAAGCTCATCAAGAGCATTATACTTGTCGCTTGGAACATCGATGTAGTGGTTCTCGAAGAGGTTCTTGAGACCATTGATGAAGTTTTCAGCAATTTGGGTCTTGATGCCTTGTTCGACTGCAACTGTGTTCTCTTGCATCCATTCTTCGACAACGTAATCAAGATAGTCATCGACTTTCTCGACCAATCCGTTGGTTACATCGTTCAAGTAAGTTTGGACATTTTCATCCAATTGGGCAACTAGGCCGCTAACTTGATTTGTAACCTTGTCGTTTACGGCTGCTTCAAAAATTCCTTCGAGTTGAGCAATGGCTTCGGATGAAACATTCTCTCCGAGCAAAGCGATCAAAGCATTTCTGAATTGTTCTGTGGCAGCTTCATCGACTTCGGTAACGTCGGTATCTTCGTCTTCCTCGGTCTCATCTTCCATTTCATCAGCTTCTTCGTTTTCTGTTGAAACGGGAGCTCTCATATTTGGAGGAAATGCACCGGCCATGGCTGCGACTGGGGTTGGAACCTGGGCCTTGGCAAAGTTGTTTGCAGTTACAACAGGTGACGGAATTGTGTCCGTCTTACCATCTGGTGTAAATGAAACGCCATTGACAGGCATAGGAATCATTGGTTGTTGTTGTTCTTTTAAATTCTTCTTCATTTTTAGTAATCCTTAGACTTAAATTATTTAGTATTTAATAAATGCCTTTTTGCTGACCTGGAATTAGGTAGCCACCGGCTGATTTGACTGATCTTGCTCTATTTGGCATATTTTCCATTGAAGCTGCTGCCTCATCTGCTCCAAGAAGCTTCGTTGTCCAATCCAAAGGATCTATTCCCATTTTTACCAAATCTGGAATTTTATCGCTTAAAGCTTTCATGATTGGATCTTGAACTTTTGGCTTACTTGTAGTTGATGAACTTGGAAAACTTGGAGCCCCTATGCGAATTTCTGCAGCAGACAATGCATTTGAAATTGCACTATCCTCAGTGTTTCCTATAACTGGTATTTGCTTCTTTACCATATCTGCATAAGTTTTTGCAACTTCAGCCTCGGAGTCATTTAAACCAAGCTCCATAGAAATTCTATCAAAGTTATCGTCGCTCATTGGCCCAGCACCGAGATATTGATTTGCAAGATCTGCCTTGACCATCTGCTTTGTAGCATACATGGTTACTGGATTTTGTATTGCAGCATTCACAAGCTTTGAAGCAAAAGCTGGGGCAAAATTTTGGATAATGTCTCCAAACATTTTATTTTTTGAAGAAATTTGTGTTTGTCTCTGTGTAATTCTATCAATAGCATTCTTGGTAAATTGGTTTGCTCCCTGTCCTATGATCTGACCAGGAATTCCACCGAACATTCCAAATGCATAATCCACCATTGGATCAACCATTTGCTTATACTTACCATAAGCAACTTGTGTTCTGGGGTCAGCATAAGCATCTGGCCCCGGCATGTACATTGCCCCCAATTCAGTTGGCTTGCTTGTGTCGGTTCCGTACCACATTCCCGGAGACTTTTCTCTTGGGGTTCTCGTAAGATATTGAGGAACGCTTGTCTGCCTCTTGTATTGGGTGGCCTTTGGAGCTGTGCGCCGATAAGACCGATTCATACCAACAGGAGGAAGACCGGGTGCGGCATCCTCGTTCAGGGCTTCCATTAAAATTTTGTTGGTATATTCGTCAAACATGTTATTAGAGATTTCTAAAGTGTTGTTCAAATATCTTGATGATATTTTTTTCTAACTTCTTTGAAGGAGTTTTTTTGATGAAATTTCTAGCATTCATCAAATCTCTTTCAGACCATAGACCGTTGCTAAACACCCATTCTTTTCCTTCCATGATTCCGTTGACGAAAGCATTTGGAGCAGATGGGTCTGCAACAATGTCGATTGCAGCCAACATAAAGTCTTCTTGGACTTCTTGAAAGCCATTCTTGGCCTTGAGAGATCCCATTCCACGGGTTGAAACTCCCAGTTGAGCACCTTCATCAATAAGA